CGGGGGAGGGGATTTGCACAGGTCTACGCGCGGTGGTCCTGCTCAGACACAATAAAAGGTCAAATTAGGCCATAGTAGTTCTAGTTCTTTGTTCTTATATATCAAAAAGTTATATAGAACTAGTCTGTTCTGTAAATATACAGACAATCTGCACTGTAAATCTATAGATTTTTCCCACAGAAACTGTAAATAGTTCTCTCTTTCTAATTTTAGCTTGACAAATTAAAAAAAGTATGGTATAATATAGACTATATAGCAAACAACATGATAACAACAAGAAACAAATATAAGTAACAAACCAAAAAGCCATTAAGGTAGGATCTATATAGATGGATAACGACGTTAATAACAGTAACCCTGTTGGTCGCCCTAAAAAGTCTTCTGTTTCCTCTAAGAAAAAAGGGGGTAGAGGGGTTGTAGGACGACCTAAAGGTGATGCAGCAATCATAAATGAGTATAAGGCAAGGATGTTAAACTCTCCTCGTTCTCGTGCTGTTATGGATGCTATCTTTGAAGCTGCCACAGACCCAGATCACAAGAACCAAGCTGCTGCATGGAAGTTAGTTATGGATCGTATTCTTCCTGTTGCTGCATTTGAGAAAGATGTAATTAAAGATGCAGGAAGAAGTGCAATACAAATCAATATTACGGGGGTTGGAGCTACAGAAATTTTAGAAAATCCTAAAGAACCGGAAGAAGACCTAGTTATTGATGGTGACTACGAGGAACAAGTATAGTGCTTACTATTATAGGGGCTGATTGGTGTCCTGCTTGTAGAAACGCAAAGAAAAAAGTAAAAGAGTACGAACTACCATACAAGTACATACATATTCCTCCGGGTCAAGCGGGGTGGGACATGGTAGAAACACTAACAGGTAAACGGTCTATACCCCAAATATTCTACCACTTAGGTGGACATAAAGACTTAACAGAAGTTTTAAACTCTTTTACCGGAGAAACAGTAGATGCCACAGAGTAAAGCAGAAGAAGCACTAGACGAAGTACTAGGATACGTAGTAAGAGTAGGAGATGCTACTAGTCAGTTAGTAAACGTAGCTATACTACTAGGTGATAACGCTAATGAGTCTGTATCAGGGCGTAGCCACAGGTTAAAGAGTAAGTATAAAGGGTGGTCTGTGCTTAATACAGCAATTGACTTTGTGTTTATAGGTTCTAATCACTGTGAACGTGCCTATAACAACGATGTAGCTAGGGCAGCAAAGACTCTAAGTGAGTCTAAGCCTAAGAAAAAACCCGCTAAGAAGTGAAGTATTTCTCTATAACAGAGTTTGACTGCAAAGAAACAGGAGAAAACAATATGAATCCTGAATTTCTAGAAAAACTAGACACACTCAGGCACTATTGTGGTCTTCCATTTGTTATTACCAGCGGCTACAGAAGCCCTAGTCACTCGTTAGAGGCTATAAAAGAGATACCGGGGACTCACGCGCAAGGCATAGCAGCAGACATTAAGATAAATAACTCTGCTCAACGGTATTCGTTAATAAAAGCTGCCTTAGAACACGGTTTTACTGGCATAGGGGTCGCTGGTACTTTTATCCACCTAGACATACGGCCTTCATTACCTGTTATATGGACGTACTAGAAAGAAAGTAAACAAACTTTAACCTAAGAGAAACTAAACCATGACTGATAAAACATTTGCATTTGTAATTACTATTATTGCTGCTTTACTTGCCAGCGTTGTTAGTTTTGCAGCATTTGCTGATACACCTACTGTTATTAACTATCCAGATGGTTCTACGTACACGCTAAAGAACGGAGAAAAAGTGTTTGTACATCCTTATGATATGTATGTTAAGCAAGAGTATACAAACACAGGTAATGTTTTGTTTAGTAAAAGAGTTCCTTGGCCTACACGCGACTACGTAGAGCCAGAAACGACTGATGCTGACGGACTTACTCCGGGTTCTCCAGAGTGGTGTGAAGTTTACGTACCTTTCCAGAATGGCTACACGTTTACTGATGGTGTATGGCAGAGAAACTGTGCGGGTTAAACTTTAGCGGCGCTAGACGCGACTATGACAGATTTAAATGTACAACTGTTGCCGTGGCAGCAGGAAGTCTACTCTGATCCTACACGGTTCAAGGTAGTAGCGGCAGGGCGAAGGACAGGGAAGTCACGCCTCGCTGCATGGATGCTTATTATTAATGCTCTACAGACCGACAAAGGTCAAGTTTTTTACGTTGCGCCCACTCAGGGACAAGCCCGTGACATCATGTGGCAGACCCTAATGGAGCTAGGAAACCCTGTGATTAGTGGTGCCCACATCAATAATCTACAGATTAAGCTGGTCAACGGGGCCATGATTAGTCTCAAAGGAGCCGACAGGCCAGAGACAATGCGTGGTGTTTCCTTGAAGTTTCTTGTAATGGACGAGTACGCAGACATGAAGCCTGACGTATGGGAGCAGATCCTCCGTCCAGCACTAGCTGACCAAAAAGGTTCAGCGATGTTTATAGGTACGCCTATGGGCAGGAATCACTTTTACGAGTTGTACAAGTTAGCGGAGCTAGGTGACGATGAAACTTACAAGGGGTGGCACTTTACCAGTTATGACAACCCCATCCTCGACCCTGACGAAATTGATACAGCAAAGAAGTCAATGTCGAGTTACGCCTTTAGACAAGAGTTTATGGCCTCATTTGAAGCAAGAGGCTCAGAAATGTTCAAAGAAGATTGGGTACACTTTGGAGAAGAACCAGACGATGCCCAATATTATATCGCTATTGATTTAGCTGGCTTTGAAGAAGTTAACAAAAAAAGAACCAAGAACACAAAACTTGATGAGACTGCAATCGCTGTTGTTAAAGTTGGTACTAATGGTTGGTACGTTGATAACATTATACATGGGAGGTGGAGCCTTGACGAGACTGCCTCCAAGATATTTCAGGCCGTTAGAGATTACGAACCCGTTAGTGTTGGTATTGAAAGAGGAATAGCAAAGCAGGCTGTAATGAGTCCCCTGACAGACTTAATGAAACAGTATGGGAGATTTTTTAGAGTCGAAGAACTAACCCACGGTAACAAGAAGAAGACCGACAGGGTTATGTGGGCTTTGCAGGGTAGGTTTGAGAACGGACAAATAGAACTAAGAAAGGCAGAGTGGAACAATAGATTTATGGATCAACTGTTTCAGTTCCCTGATCCGCTAACCCACGATGACTTGGTTGACGCACTAGCATACATAGATCAATTAGCTAAAGTAGCTTACAACTACGACTTTGAAATTGACGATCACGAAATATTAGATATAGTAGCAGGTTACTAAAATGACAAACCCTTTACCAGATGAGCTAGTAAAATCTATGAGTACCAAGCGTGTTTGGCGTCCTTTTAATACATACGGAATCTACGCAATTTCTGCTATGGTGTTTTTTACACTTGGTTACAGCGTAGCAATAATCTAAGGAAAATACTATGGCAGAAGAAATTTATAGTCCCGACCCGCTTTTAATCGAAGAGTCACTAGAACAGTGGATAATGGTAAAGTGTGACAACTGGAGAGACAACTATGAGTCAAACTACGAACAAAAGTTTGAGGAATACTATAGGTTATGGAGAGGTCAATGGGATCCTGCTGACTCTGAAAGAGCGTCAGAGCGTTCTAGAATTATCTCTCCTGCGTTACAGCAGGCTGTAGAGTCTAACGTAGCAGAACTAGAAGAAGCTACCTTTGGTCGTGGTAAGTGGTTTGACATACAAGATGACATGAACGACCAAGAGCGTCAGGACGTAATGTATCTACGCAACAAGCTAACAGAGGACTTTGAATCCTGTAAAATACGTAAGGCTGTTGCAGAGTGTTTAATTAACTCTGCTGTTTTTGGTACAGGCATTGGCGAAATCATCCTAGAAGAAATTAAAGAAATGGCACCGGCTACTGAACCTGTTATGGGTGGTGACCTTACTGCTGTAGGCGTAAGTATTACGGATCGTGTGGTTGTTAAGTTAAAGCCAGTGATGCCTCAAAACTTCCTTATTGACCCTGTAGCTACGTCTATTGAAGATGCTATGGGTGTAGCTATTGATGAGTTTGTGTCTATGCACTCTGTAGAGCTTTTACAAGAGCAAGGTATTTACCGTGATGTATACCTTGAGTCTGCTGCTCCTGATTCAGAACTAGAGCCAGATCAAGACTTATCTGTATACCACGATGACAAAGTTAGATTGACTAAGTACTATGGACTTGTGCCACGAGAACTACTAGAAGAAGAAGGAGTAGACGTAGAAGAAGATACTAAGTACGTAGAGGCTGTTGTAGTTATTGCTAACGGTGGTACGTTACTTAAAGCTGAAGCTAACCCATACATGATGCAGGATCGTCCTGTAGTTGCTTTTCCTTGGGACGTAGTACCATCAAGGTTTTGGGGTCGTGGTGTTTGTGAGAAAGGCTATAACAGCCAAAAGGCGCTTGATACAGAGCTACGCGCTCGTATTGATGCTCTAGCCCTTACTATTCACCCAATGCTTGCTATCGACGCTACACGGCTTCCTAGAGGGGCTAAACCAGAAGTACGTCCCGGTAAAATGATTCTAACTAACGGAGATCCGCGTGAAGTATTACAACCGTTTAACTTTGGTCAAGTCGGACAAATTACGTTTGCACAGGCTCAAGCCCTCCAAGGCATGGTACAGCAAGCTACTGGAGCCGTGGATTCGGCGGGTATCGCAGGACAAGTTAATGGCGAGGCTACTGCTGCTGGGATCAGTATGTCTCTTGGTGCTATTATTAAGCGGCATAAACGCACTCTTATAAACTTCCAACAGTCTTTCCTTATGCCTTTTGTTACTAAGGCTGCTCACAGGTATATGCAGTTTGATCCTGACAATTATCCAGTGTCTGACTACAAGTTTATTGCTACGTCTACTCTAGGCATTATTGCTAGGGAATATGAGGTTACACAGTTGGTACAACTCTTGCAGACCATGAAGCAAGACAGTCCTCTGTACCCTGTGTTAATACAAAGCATTATTGACAACATGAACCTGAGTAATCGTGAAGAGTTAATTGCAGCACTATCACAAGCTGGACAGCCTGATCCACAAGCACAGCAAGCACAACAAATGCAGATGCAGACACAGATGCAGTTCCAACAGAGTCAGACTAATGCTCTCAATGCACAGGCTGCTGAGTCTGAAGCTAGAGCAGGTAAGCTTTCTGTAGAAACACAACTTGCACCTCAAGAAGTAGAAATCAACAAGATTAACGCCCTAACTAGAAATTTACAAATTGGTGACAACGACGACAAAGAATTTGAGCGTAGGCTTAAAGTTGCAGATTCTTTACTAAAAGAAGTTGAAATAGAAGGAAAGCGTTCTAATGCTAATGACACAAACAGAAATCAACAAGTTTCTAGACCAAATCAACCAAGCGTTCAGCAGCCACCTAGACAAATTGGACTTACTGGAGAGCCGGGTCAAGAATCTAGAGGACCAACTCAATGAGCAAAAAGGATCCAAGGTTAGCAAGGGCGGGAGTAAGCGGGTTCAACAA